GTAACTCACCTGTAGTTTTATCTATATCTAAGATATTAAATAAACTCTGATCATTAATCAAAAAATCTAAATGATTTTCGTTTAATAATAAAGGAATAGATTTACATGAAGGTTTCAGGACTTTAAGATTGTGTAGCCTTATCTTATATTTAGATAATTTCTTAGATCTAGAGTTTTTAGATTCAAGGTAATTAATTGTTTTACTGAGAGTTTCTTTATCAGAAAGAAATTTCTCAATAGAGGAATTAATTAAAGAAATTACATGTTTGCCTATATTTTGAAAAGTAGATAAACTTAAAAATGAGTTGATAGAGAAAAGATGAAGAAACTTAGTAGGGAAAAAAGAAGGAAGAGAATAAGATTCTTTAGAGATATTGAATAGTTTAGGAATTTTAGATTTAAAATAATAGTCGGTTTCATCGAAACCATTAATATAGAGATAGTCTATAATAAGAGAGACTTGTCTACGATATTCAGAGGTTAATAATTTTAATGAGGATAATTTAGTAGAATTAGAGAATTTGAGAGAATGTTTAGAGGATCTTGTATACGTGTAAGAATCTCCTGGTTTTAATCGTTTTTTATATTTCATAGTTAAAATCTAGTATTAAATGTGATGATAGGACTCCACATGGAGTCCTATACCTATACTGTTTTTATTAACCTTTTATCAAAAACTTACCTTGATTTAGCAGTGACTATTAAGTCTAGTGTCTTTCTCAAATTTATTTATATCAGAAAATGCTTTTCCGTTAATTACAAATAGGAAACTAAAAGGAGCTAATAGATTCTCAAAAAGTCCTTCTGGATCTTTTACATTTAGAGAATTAAAAGATTTCAATATTTTGTCATCTCTTTCTTTTCTCAGATCATTTAAGTAATCAGTTAATTTTCCTCTTCGTTCTAATTCTCTAAAATACTCAATTCTAGCATCCTCATCGGTTTTAGATAGAATTTCAAGCCTGTCGAGGCGTGCATCCGTATCCATTGAAATACGGAGAAAACTTGCTACTCTTTTTATTGATCTTTTGATAGTCATATTAAAGTTGACCCCTCAACAATGCTACGAAATTGTGGATATTTTCTATAAAATTTTACCAGTTTTGTTGGATCTAAGGCATTCCCTTCCACCCTCACTTCTAGTAAGACAGTAGATTTGACTTGTTCCAATCCATCTAATGATTCTAAGCTATTATTAGATAAGAACAGTCTAAATAGTTTTGGCATCCTTGGCATATCATCTAAGGATTCTATCTTATTAGTGTCTAAATTTAAATTAATTATTGAAGATTTTAAGTTCTTTAAGTCATAAAGACTATCTATATAATTATCGTTTAATTCTAATCTCGCTAATTTAGGCGCTTTAAATCCTGATAATCCTTTAAGTGACTTTATCTTATTATTTCCAAAGTATAGTTCTAATAGGCTAGGAGCCTTAAATTCAGATAATCCTTCTAATGAAGTCAGACTATTTTTTACAAACGATAACATCGCTAACTTAGGAGCAATAAATTTCGATAGTCCTTCTAGTGAAGTTATTTGATTACTGTCCAAATTTAGAGATAACAGATTTGGGGCATTCAGTCCAGATAATCCATCCAAGGATCTTATCTGATTAGAATGTAATACTAACATTTCTAAATTAGGAAGATAAAGATCCTGTAAAAATTTTAAATCTGATAGTCCTTTCCCCTCTAGATTCAAATATTGACTTTTAAGATCTAAATCAATACCGTATGCTTTTTTAACCCAATCCAAGTAGATAGTAGGTTCTTCATTTCTCCTTAAACATTCTCTAAAGTATGCCTTTCTTAAATCAAGGTCTTCTGGATTTTCCCTGTACATCATTTCAATACGTTCGAAATCCATTGATATTCTAATAAAACTAGCCACTCTTTTTATTGATCTATTTATTGATCTTTTTAGTGTCATCTTATAACTCTATATCTTTTAACGTTTAATTTATGCAAGACAAGCGATCTATATAATACGTATATTTCTAGTTACTAACTATAAATGGGAATCTTTTCCTATCTTCATAAGGCATATCTATAGCTATTGGATTAGAATATAGCACTAATTCGTCGAGATTATGAGTATTCCATCCTTGTAATCCTTCCAATGACTTGATATTATTTTTATCTAACTCTAATAAACGGAGATCAGGAGCATTTAATCCTGATAATCCTCTCAAGGAACTGATCTTATTATCAGATAAATATAATGTTAGTAGAGCAGGAGCAGTCAATCCTGATAAACCTTCCAATGACCCGATTCTATTATCAGATAAATTTAAAAAGTTTAGGTTAGGAGCGTTGAATCCATCTAATCCTTCCAATGAACTAATCCAATTACCACCTAAATCTAAATCTTCTAGATTAGGAGCATACACACCAGAAAGAAAATTAAGATCCATTTTCAATTTAGACGAGAAATCCCATTTATTAGCATCTAGATCTATATCTAGATTATATCTGTCTTTAACCCACTTAATATAAATCTCTGGATTTTCATTTCTCCTTAAACATTGTCTAATGTAATCACTTCTCAATAAAACATCCTCTGGATTCTCCTGATACCTACTCTTTATTCTTTCAAAATCTACTCCTACCCTTAGAAAGCTAGCCACTCTTTTTATTGATATTTTCAGATTCATCTTACACCTCTATCTTTAATCACGAAACCAGTTAAATAGGATGAACCTATAAAATGACAGGCTCTATCTCTCAAGCCTTGTCCATTCCCACCCATGTCCATTGTCCCAACTGGACAAATGGGAATTTAGTCTGCGTTCTTTTTGTTACCTTTACAGGGTTATCATTTAACCAAAGAGTATGTAGTCTAGGGAATAAACGTTGAATGAGGGGGAGTTCGTCAAGAGAACTAATGTTATTTTTTTGCAAACCTAACCACCCTAACTGTGGAAAGTCCATACCCTCCAGATGTCTTATATTTGTGATTCCTGTATTACCCAAATCTAATGCGCGTAGACTTGGCAGTCTTAGATTTTTTATACTATCTAGATTTACATTTTCATTTGAAGCTATCGATAAAGTTTTGATATTTAAGCCATTCAGAGGCTTTAAATCTTTAATATCATTACTATTAAGTGTTATATCTCGCAAATTCATTGTATTTAATCCTTCTATTCCGTCTATACTCTTTAATTTGCATCCATTCGCTGTAAATACTTGAAGATTTGGGGAATTTATTCCTGATAGACCTGTTAGATCATTCAGATCCTGAAACATAAATATAAGATTAGATAGATTTGGGAAAGAAGATACATCTACCCCCTTAAGTGACTTCAGTTTATTTGCTGAAAACACTATACCCTCTGCTTGTGAATATACCCCATTTAGCCAACCTAAATCCTCCAAGTTACCTCTAATATCTATTTGTTTCCCTGCAAGATTAATGGTTAATCCATGTGTAGCTTTAAGCCAACGTGAGTAAACAATAGGTTCTTCCCCTCTTCTTAAACACTCTCTTATATATTCCAATCTCATGTTGGGATTTTCAGGATCTCTCTCGTACTCTTTTGCAAGACGTTCAAAATCCATAGAAGAAATACGAATAAAACTTGCTACCCTCTTTATTGACCTCTTTAGATTCATCTTACGCCTCTCTCTCTTTATTTTAATTATGAAAATTATTCATTAAGCCACAAACCATCTGCAAGATGCACCTGATGCCCCATTACATACAAGTCTCACAGATTGCCCATTTGAATTAAATGTTAAAATCGTTAATGTATCTACTAAGCCGCTCTGTGGATTTCCTACTTGAATATTTACATTAAATACTGAGGCGTTAAATCCTTCATCTTTAATAATAATCTCCCTACCATCTACACCACCTGCTCCTGGCGTATTTGGTAAATAGATAGCTACGTTTGCTACTGCTGCTAGCGTATTAACACCAATATAAGATTCTGTTGTGAGAACTGTATAGTCAATAGAAGTTGTTACACGATTTAGTACGGTAGCTCCAGATATAGATCCTGTAACAACTAGATTTCCATTTATTTGTAAAGTATTTAAAGCATTACATTCAATTTCTATAATATTACCATTTGCACCAGCAGTGTAAGTAGCTGCGGGTAATTCAAAATTACCTAATGCTGTATTAAGAGTACCGCCTACATCATCAAACGCAAAAATAACATCCGAAGCAGGGCCACGATTATTAGTCGTAATAAGTAATGGATTACCGCTACAATTTAATCCAGGTAAGGCAGTAAGTTTTGCTTGTACAGCAGCTAGATTATCTCCTACTAATATATTAGCAGTTACAAGACCATATCCATTTACATAAAATGAAATATTACCTGCTACACCACCAACAAAGTTAGTATCTGCTAATAGACTTGCAAATGTTTGAGAGGCCGGGTCAGCAATTATGATTTTTCCTGGAACACCTGAATTTATATTATGTCCAGGCATTAAGAAAATTTCACCGCCGTCATCATCATTAGAATGACCAGCTTGAACTAAAACCGATCCACCAATAGGTGCTGCTGAACCTAAATTATAACCGTCCCCACCTCTAACAATAACATTACCTACTTGACCATTTGAGGAATTTCCTGTTGCCTGTGTTTCAAGACAGAGATTATAATTATGATATTGAGGAGATCCTGTGCTCTGGGCTTGAATAGTCGCTGCTGGAATAGGTCTATGAGGATCGGGAGATCCAGGAACACTAGGCCATACTAAATTTCCCATCTCAATAGAAGGACCAATAGAAAATGGATTTGGTCGTATCCTAATTTCAGCAGCATCAATAGCACCTACTTCTAAATTACCTTCTACTTGGAATCCACCATTAGCTTCATCTACTCCTGTAATCAAAACAGGAGGATCAGCACCTATAATTCTAACCGATCCTTGATCGGCTAAAATTGTTCTACCTTGACCAGAACCTATTACTGGAGGATCAGATAAAGCATCTACTACACCGTCATAAGCTGTATCTAGTGAAAAAGCAGAAGGTCCAATTCCTTGGATTCCAAAAATAGTCGCAATAGAATCTAATGCCTGTTGTACATTCTCCCATGCAGCAGTAGACACATTGTTATCATAATATATAGTATCCCCTTTTACAGTAGCTGTTTCTGTAATAGATCCTACAATAACCTTATCAGCATATTCAACAGCACCTGTATTTAATTCTTTTGCTGAAGATAGATTAGTAGCATCAAATCTGATATTTCCTTCCAAAACACTATGTTTAACATTTACAATTAAATCAGATCCTTTAATTCCTGCTCCTGGATGGATTGTTAAAGCATTTATTGCTGTAGCTCCTTCTAATATTACTCTAGATTGAATAATATTAAGAAGTTCAGCATCGGTTTTAATACCATATGCAGAAGTAGAATTTATAGTCGATACAACAGTAGATCTGATAATATCACATGTACAATCAGGAAATAAAGAATTTGATATGTCTAATCCATTTTCCCCTTCGATATAACTATCTGTGATATTTACATGGACAGGGGTTATACCATCTAAATTATCGATGACTACTGCTCTATTGTTGATTCCAACACTTGCACTTTGAACAATACAGTTATCAATAGTTGTGTTTCCTGCTTTCAGAAATAAAGCTGGTCCTTGCGTTAAACTATTACCATTTTGCACAACATGACAGTCTTTAAAATATAAATTCCCCACATCTTCTTTAAGAAATACAGAGTTTGTAAGCGCTGTGACATTTTCCAATGTAATACCTTCAATTACACATAAATCACCAGCACCAAAGGTATTGCTTGTACTATGGGAAAAAGACCCTGCACCTGTTGTTCTTAATACAACTGATCTCTGCTTAAATTTATCGGATGCAGATTTTGAAACGACATGGACGTTAGGATAAAAAACAACATTTTCAAAATAATAACCAGGATTCACAAAGACTATATACGGAGAAGTTAAAGAAGGTGCAGGAGAGGAAGCTAAAGCGGCGTTAATACCAGCTTGTATTGTTGCGTAATCAGCATAGTCTTCTACACCAAATGGAACACTCTGAGCCGTAGCATTATTCAATCCTCTATTAGCATCTACAAAAATAGTACGTCCACTTGTCGAAACTCTTTTTATAAAGGACTGTAATTTTTGAATATTAAAATTCTGGGCATTAGACCATCCTTCAACCTCTTGGTCTACAGGTATAATTCCTGTAAGATCTCTCTTTTCACCTCCCGCTACCAACTTCAATTTTCCAAATTTAGTAATATATCGGAGTCTAACCTCTTGTCTTGATTCAGATGGAAGTCCGAGGTCTGTTACAAGTCTGATTAGATATGGACCTTCATTATCAACAGTAAAAGAGCAAGTAATCGCATTTGGAGTCGTCAATACAGCGGCAGAAGGAGATCCCGTAATACTTTTCGGAGCAAATAGAATGGACCATGAATATGTAGTATTAACTGACGTAGATAAGCTTACAACATCCCCTGCTCTTAAATCATCTCTTGATGCCCCAACAACAATTACTGAATTAACATTACTAGTTATAACTGCGGTCATATCAAATCCTCGACATATTTTATTTTATAAAAAGAAAAAAGGTGATACATTCTCTCTTATAACAGATATTGGAGTTTTAATTCCTAACCTATCAACCGTAATTCGGTATGGAATATTAGATTGATTTAAAACTCTTTTTGAGAGTTTTAAAATTGAAGGAGAGATACGAACCCTAGTTGATGGCCCGATATGTAATCCAACAAGTCCAGAATCACCATCCAGTAATAAATCCATTCTGTATCTTCCAATATTCGGTCCCTCAAGTATCTCAATTATTTCATTTTCAACACAAAGACCAAAATTAGCACTGGAATCAACGAGTACATTTCCATCCTGTATTGTAACATAACCAGTCAATCCCGTAGGACTTGTGATATATTTTCTCGACTGAGTATCTGTAGGTTCTATAAAGAATAGAACATCTTCTATTTCGTTTATACCTGTATTAATTCCAGACTCTATATGTAGTAAGGATCTACTAGAAATAGATGAAAAACTTCTATTAGGATCTGTGAAGAAGAAATAATTATAAGTTTTTCCTTCTGTACCAACTAGATTAAGAACCCCATTACAGTTTTTTCTAAAATCTTCATAGTAATAAAGTTGACTATCTATGGTCACAACATCTTCAAATTGCATACCAATGAAGTCTTTAAATAAAAATCTTAATTCATATAAGCTGTGTGCGGGTTTTAGAGCTTCTAGAACCAACTTTATATTATTCTGCAACACAAAAGGATCTACATCTGTAGGAAATGAATCGCCTTCATCTGTCGATACGTTTATTTCAAATGTAAACTGATCCTTAATATCCCAATATGACCATTCTTTGCCAGAAAATAAAACCTTTTCAATTACTTCTATATTAGCAGAAGTCAGAAGAGACAAGGCACTTTTGATAGGTCCAGGTTTAGCACCTTCTAATAAAAAACCGACCATCTTTTTAAGAAAATCTCTATAACGTAAATCTCCATCTATACTAGGAATCCCTCTCGTTTCACCTAATGGAAAAACAATAGACGTTAGAAACTGCCATAAGTATTCAGGGCGTGTAAAGTCATAATCATAATCTTCGCCTATTTCCTGAACAGATAATTGAATTTTAGCTAACTGTTCGGAAAAAGCATAGAAGGTTTTCATGTAATTCGGACCCATAGTTTCCGAAACATAATTAGAAGGCAACTCATCTTTAAAAACTATGAGGATATTCTCGATTAATTCTTCTAAAGCCCTTTCATACTCCTGGCTTTTAGAATTTACAGGAGTAGGATTTTGAGGAAGGCTTATAGGATATAATTTTCTTTTATCGGCCATTTTTATACCCTGTCCTCATCATAAGTTAATACTATAGACCTTAAGGAAAAATTTTCGACTATAGTAGCTAATAAATCATCTGCACCCACATTTTTCGTTGTGGTTATATAGGATGTTTGAACACTATAGTTATCCAAAGAATCATTATTCGCTAACGAAACTAAGATATGATTAGCAGTTAGTCTTTTTCGTTCTTCACCTATTTCAGCAGGTGTTAAAAATCCCTGAGATATTAAAGTCTGGTCGTCAGAATATCCCAAAATAGCCAATCCCTGTACTCCGATAATAAAAGATCTCTTAGCAGCATTTGATAATGTATCAGGTCTTGTTGACAGTAATTCTGTCTCTTCATCATTTAAGAGCACATACCTGTAAGTATTAATAGGACCACCACCATCTGTCGTATAGTTATCCAACGAATCCTGTAAAAGGAAAACATTGTTAATAGACGAACTCAAAGAATCCATTTTTATACCGTCATTTTCAACGAACTCACCAACGATTAAAGATCCAGACGCTCTAACCATTTTAAATGAAGGTATGATGACGTATGACACGCCTACCGTCTGATCAATAATTCTAATAACGTCAGACAATCTAAGAGATCTATTTAATCCTAGATTTTCTACATGGTTTATAAGAGTTGCACGAATTTGGGAATCTACAGAAGATGGACTGATTCCTTTTTTCAACACAACAGAACCAGAAATATCAACCGAATTTCTAACTGTCTGTTTAGTAACTATATCAGCCGATAAATGTCTATTATTATTTAAATTCTCTTGTACGGCACTTACTAGAAAATCTATATTATATGTTACACTGAAATTTTCATCGTGCATGTAGTCAACAGAAAGAGTTTGCCCACTTGTTATTTGACCAGTTGCGACCCTCTGAATACCAACAGAACCATTATCATCTACGATTAGATAGTCGGAGTTATTTACATAGGGTCCATTATATAATACGGTTCTTGTAGAGTCCCATACTTTTATAGATACTGGATTTATCCCTAAATTGTTTAAATACTCTGGATACTCACCAACAATAACCACAACCTCATTTGTTACAGATATTAGATTAGAAGAAGGTATGACGACACCAGCACTTAGAGGGTCTATTAATTCTAAATAATCACCAGCAGATGTAGATCTTCCGAGTCTAAGAGGAGAATCTGATCTTTTAATATTATAAACGGAAGGAGTAACGGTCCCTGTTACAGTACCGATAAGTGACACAAGATAGTTAACAGGTTGTCTTGGGAATACATATCTATTACTGGTTCTGTATCTATAATCTCCACGTATGATATCAGTAATAGCATATGGAGGCTGCACTACTGTAGGAGATAATTTTATTTTATCAAAATCAATGACAGTAACAGAAGTCAAATCAAATAAAACACCCCTCGTATCATTTCTCAATGAAAATCCCAAATCAGGATAATTTAGAAGTTCTATAATAGGATTTTCTTCTGATAATAAGGGGTCTATAGCTATAAACTCTAAATTTGTAGGATCACCATAGACTTCAAATACAATATTTCTTGCTATTTTAAAGGAGAACGCAAAAATATCTGAGACATTACCTGATCTAGATCCTCTTACCCATACATCTACTTTTCCTCCAAGATGTCTTCCTGTATCAGGATCAATATCCCTATACATTAAGTCATCACCTGGACCGACAATAATCGTTTGAATAACTCCTGGAATAGCAACAGTGTTTTTTCTAATGCCTTGGTAAGTACCAGAATCTACAGATGATATTTTATTTTGTGCTTCCAAAGCTAAATCTAAGTTGCTCTGTAAATCCTTTCCTCCAAATGTAGCATTTTCATTTACTACAGAAATACCGGGGGGTCCAGTGACTACTGTTTTTATCTGGTCTTTACTTAGTACAGTTCCTAATCCTGGACTTTCGGACTGAATAGACGCCTTTACAGAGTATCTTCCCGTAAATGGATTATAAAAAGAAGCAATATTGGATAAAGTTATTTGGGCATTTGAAGTCGTTCTAAATCTAATACCTGCACCACTAACAACTGTACCAATAGGTATTGTGATACTACTTGTAGGTATACGTGTAGTAAAGAAAGTTACTTCACCCCTAGATTTCTCCCCAGCTTTTCTAAATACACCATAATTTGATGCTAACTTTTCAAATGCTTGGTCAATAACCTCTTGAACAGACGGATCTTCAGTTAAAAATAAGGCTTGCTTCAAACCTAGCTTATATTTAGACTGTGCAACAGGAACTGATACACCCTGTCTCTGTGGATCATCTATAGACAATAAAGTAGCAAAAGACGAAGCCAAGTGAGCAAAGTCAATAAGAAAATTAGTTCTCGTTAAGGCAGCAGAAGCTGGAGAAATAAAGGTGTCTCTTTGATAAGATCCAGGTTGGACATCAATGTCTGTTCTTCGTCTATGTATCGATAAAGTGAGATCCTGATCGATTTGTTGTGAAGTTACAATAGGAAAAGAACCGATAGCCGCAGTAACACGGATAGGATTACCAGAGACTTCTTCCGAGTTAGATGATTCAACAACAGCCCCAGAAGAAACATCAATAAATACGGTTGTAACTACATAATAAAGAGGCTCTGTATCAGGAGTTGAAGCAAAATCACCATTAGGAATGGCAGGATTTGTTGATTTTGGATTAGAATTTCTATCGTGGATAAAAGAGAAGTCTCTTACTGTCTCTACCTGATTCACCTGTATAGTAGAACGTAAAGTTCTTACATTTTCTGGTATTTCCAAAATCTCATTAAAATCAGCTTGTAATACAGTACCTTCTGAATCTTGTTGACTTCCTGTAAATTGATAAAACAATGGATCGGCTGCTAATTCTTGACCAGAAGGACTTAACTTTAAATTAACATCAGAGACAAAGCTTCCTAGAGAAGTCTCCTCTGTTGAAGTTACATAGGCGTTAACAGGAGTTAGATTTATACGGGAATATCCCTGTGGTCCACCACCAGGATTAGTAGAACAATAAAAATTATAGCCTAGTATGTTTGGATCGTCCGTACCTCTTACTGATATTTTTACATTTCCATCCAATCTCTCTAATATAATTCTAGTAGGAGGCCCATAAAACTCATTTACATCAGATGTCTGTAAATATCGAACAGATACAATTGCATTAGCACTTATGGACCCAAAAGTATCAATGGCTCTTAATTTTATTAAATTATTGCCTAAAGTTAAATCTAGACCATCAGGATATACAGAGGGATTAGGAATATAGAAAGTGGTCCCCTCAAAATAAACTAAATCACTATCAGATGAAAATGGGCCGTTCCTTACGGAAATCTGCAAGTCTATAGTGCTTTCATCTATAATACCTGTTAAAAATATGGCCGACTGATTTGTAGTTATATAGGTCGTTTCAGAGTAAGATCCTGATAAATTCAAAAATTTTGGTGTGATAGCCATTATAATACCTTTACATTTTTATGAGGGTAATGCCAGTCCAGATCTTTCAAAATTCAGAGTTAAACCGTTAGATCCAGGTAGAGTAATAACATCCCCCACCGTATAAACTATAGAAATAGGAATGGCTTCTCTAGAAGCATTTGATACTACAATATCCAATCTATATAGACTTGGATTTTCCTTACTCTGCGTGACATTAACAGAGATAACTTGATACAGTCTTTGTCTGGCCGAAATATACTGATAACGAGCTTGCTCTGTTTGTATCTGTTTAAAATTGTTAATTGCGTTACTTATGTCTTGATTTAATGCGTTTTCTACAGATTTTAGAGCCTTGCTACCAAGAAGACTCTGCATGTTACTTCCATACCATAAGAAAAATGCGTTGCTTCCCTTTTGTGTAAGTATTATCTTGAGAACAGCTTGTGTTAATAGATTTTCATCAGATATTAATACAACGTCTCCTGAACTATCATAGATCATGTCATTTTCTATTCCCGTACCTCTACATCGAGTACATTCTTCAGGTACAGTGATATAGGTAAGTTTAAATACAGGATTGGTTTTTATTATATCTGAAAATCTTACAAATCTATTAGCACGACTAGATGTTAATCCAGGAGTATCTACTAAATTCCAAGAAGGATAAATTTGTTTTCCTTTTGACCCAATCCGTATAAAACCTAACTTTTCTACTGCTGTTCCCATAACCTTTAGATAAGATGTTGCATTTATACTCCCGATATCTAATACAGATAGAAATCCACCGATATTAGAGGCAATAATATTTTTAGCTACCTTTCTTATCTCGTACACTATATCATCTGTAGATATAAGTATGTTATAAGGTAGATTAATAGAGACTATTTCTGTTGCTGTTTTTATAGTAAATGTGGTTTCTCTTTTATTTAACTTAAATGGGCCTGATAATGATGACTTTAGATACGCTTGGGCATATAAACCCGATGATGGAATCAGGATTTCATCATTCACAATAACACTTGTAGTACTAACAGTTGTTAATGTTTGAGATGACACTAAAGTCAATCTATCTGGAGCAAGGTACGCCCTTTCTTCTACAATTTCATGAGGACATCTATGAGCGAGAAGTACATCGACAGACATTTAATTACCCGACTGGCTACTGCCTTAAATAAGTTAAAACCAATCTCAAAAGAAGACCTTACTACTGTAAGGAAAATTATTTCACAACAAATCAAGATAGATCTATACAAGTTTACATCTGAATGGATACGATTGGATGGAGCAAAATCTATAGAAAGGCAACAAGTCAACTATGACCAGATAAGAAATGATTACCTATCTTTTACGATTATTGTAAAATTAGATACTGGTACTATTATACTACTAACCTTTGTAGTAGACGATAAATTAAAGATGGCTATGTCCGACTATATCGTAAAAATAAGGGAAACTAACGTTATTAAAAATGAGTATCCTAAAAAAGTACCTGCAAATATAAATTTCACCAAATCTCTAGTTACAACCACTTTTGAACATATTTCTGAAATTCTAAATAAGGATAAAAAATAACATGTCTTTTGGATGGCTAGGAAAATTTAGAAAAGGATCTTGGCTTGCTCTTAGGAAATTTCTCTTACAAGAACGCAGAGACATAGGAAGCCGTCTAGCTGTAATAGAGGCTGAATTAAAAAGAATTGGTAAAGTAATTGTTGAATATCGAAAAACAGACGAAGGTGGCGTTGTAAAAGTATCTGAGGAGCGAGTAGGATTTAGAATTACCCCTAACTCAAGATTAGAAAAATTAATGCAGGTCTATGTTGTAATGGGGGGAAATCCGTTAGATATTTCTCACTTTTTTATACCCGATCAGACAACAGCAACAGGAGGGGCAACTTATCCTTATGGAGGTGTAACTTATCCTATATCTGCTGAATACAATGATCCTGATACACTATTCGGAACATTTCCTGGTGGATTTTTTCCATTAAGAAAATATATACCTACAAGAATAGGTGGTAAAAAAGATATTGACTCAGACGCCGATTATTTTGTTAATCTAATACACTATGCAAGACGCGCTTTTCAAAAAGAAATAAAATATAAGCGCAATGACATAGAAGCAAAAATTATAAAAGAATGTGATTTAAGAGAGCAACTAATACAAGAACGGGATATACTTATCACACAGGCTTTTGGTGGATTATCTTCTTCTATTACAACTTATGATCCTACACGCTATACAGAAGAATTACGTGTTCCAAGAATTATTGATACGATAGACGAAACATTTTTCGCTTTTGATTCAGATACAAATACATACGATTTTGATAGTACAGGTCCAAATTTATCATTATTTGATAATATGTTCGATGACATCTTACCTGATGAGAAAAACACGGCTATATAATGAATTCAGAAGTAATATCACGTCCTGTAAATACAGACGAAGAATTAGAAAGACTAGTGCAAATCCTAAACTTAGGAGATAACGAAGTACTGCACGAAATAATAAAAATACTCGTTAGAAAAAACAAAATTAATGAGCTTATTAATTATTTTGATTACACCAAATTACCTTCTGGAATAGAAATAGTAGAATGTTATGACACAAAGAAGTATAAAAATGTAAAAGAAGTATTGGAAACTATGAAATTAATATATAAAACAGGATTAATCGATGAGCAGATCATTAATTTAAACAAATGTTTTCGTAACTATATTTTCGGTAAAATATCAGGTCTAATAGTTAAATACTTTAGCGTTTTTAATCCAAATGGAAGAATTATAACCTATCGTAATGATCAATTAACATTCATAGATAATGAGTCAGAAGATACCAATATATTAGTAACTGATTTTAGAATTGATACAAAAAGATCGTATCATCAATTTAAAATTTATCATAGGATAGGTCCGAAACAACTTGATGCTCCTTCATCATCTTCTGCTTCTATCTTCGCTTTTCCAAAAGTAAATAATATAAATGAGATATTTGAAGGTATCTACGAAAATACTGTAGGAAATTCAAGATTAGTTGAACAACTCAGTAAAATAGAAAATCTTTTTCAGAAAAATATTGCTAGTTTGATACGTTATTCAAAAATGAAAGATCCAGTTAAAACCCTTTTAGTAAATAAAGGTGCCTTACGATCAAAGAAAGAAGTTAAAAAGGAGTTGCAGAAGATTCGTAGAGAATTTCGACGTTATGATGAAAACACATAAACCATCTGAATAACTTATTCAGACCTCCATGCCTCAATTAAATCTATTAACTTTTGCGGTGCCCCTCTTAGAACAACTGCTATTCCACCAGCATAAACAGATGCTGGATCTGGCTCATTTTCACTTGGCTTACTCTCAGAAGATAGAAATTCATTCACAATTCCAGTTGTCCCTTTTACCTTTAACCATAAATAAGCAAATCTTGGGATTGTAAATTTAAATGTAGATCCCAACAGAATATCTAGCGTCTTTAATAAAGATTGTAGCTCCAAAAGTCTGGCTTCTAGAAAATCTATATACTGTTCTATAGCATCTATTACCGATGCTATTCCTTTATTAAATGTCCTAGCCCACTGTAAAATAATATCGAAAAACTGTCCAACTTGAGGTATCAACTGCGAAAAGCGTAATGAATACCAGTAACCATCTTGTGTAGGTCTATCTACTGGACCAGACATAAGCGTAAGTATGTAATATGCTGCCTTATATATTTCTGGTGGAAACAAATTTCTAATACATAGTAGTTTCTGATCGTTTCTATCAGAATAGGATCTAATTTTAAGAACAGGTATTCCATTTACTGAGGCTAAACCATCTGACCGTTTCAAATATCCAGGTGAAATACCGTAAAGTGGTGCTTTAGCACCTGTTATTTCTATGTCCGATTCAAATGGATTTTTACATACTCCCGTCAGTGTATATCCACTCTGCATAGATCCGATAATTGTCGTAGCTGGAAATTCATACGTACTAGAACTAATAGCCTGCTCAAGAAATGGACTATCCGACCATAACCATTCTAATAAGATAGAGCAATTAAACCTTATCTCATCGGTTAAAGGAGTTAGGTTTTGAAACAAACTATGTATCTCTTTGGCTAACTTGAACGCAGAATTAAATATGAAATTTCTAAAGGTAATAATGTCGATCTTTTCATCGACCGTTTCTTCAAAATAATTCTCTGAAGTTTTTACTCCCAAAGCATTGGCAACAAAAAATCCAAATTTTTCTAATCCTGTTGCCTGACCAGCTTTTCCCACTTCAAAAGTTCCAGAAGAAGATACAGGAAGGTCTGATCTGCTTAGGATAACAACAATGAGAGCAGTCGTTAAATAACCTAAAGATTCAAATCCAAATGCTGCTGGAAAAGTTATTGTAGCAGGTGTAGAGGGATCACTTCGATCTTCTTTTGCTACTAATATTTCATTTCCGTCAAAAATCTTCTTTTCAATATCTAATCTAAAAGGCTGTCCAGGAGATCCACTAAATGTATCATTTAATAAATAAGAATAACCATTCTCTGCTCCTATATTACTAGATACAGAAAAGACCCTTACATAGAATGTATCTGGTTGATTTATTGTATCAGCTATAGGACTTACTTTACCATTATCACCTATTTCAAAATCTATATCGTAAGGAAGATCCTCTTTTCTCAGAGTTACAGCATAATTATTTTCTGTAAAGAAAATAGGGAATCTCGGTCCTAATAACTCAAATAAATTTACCATTCCCTTTGTAACAGTTACGAATCCCTCTGCAACGGAATCAAAACCATTCTCAATATCATCTGCACCCGTTACAATACTTGCTGTAGAAAAATAGAAGAATTTTTGATAGATAGGTTTTCCATCAAATTCTAATTGATCTAAAGCAATAGGTACTTGATCTGTTGCATTAAAAGACCCAAAAACCCTAGATGACCCATCTTTTACTACTCCAGATTCTTCCATACTATCATTATAGTTAACAGATCTATCTACTGTTAACTCATCTTTTCCACCATAAATTAGAATTGGATTATCGTTTAAATCTAATACTTGTCCAGAATCTCTAACTTGTTTCTTTCCTGATGAAGATTGTTCAGTTTGAGAATTTAATCTGGGTTTATCATAGATGAGCTTCATAGGCTCACGTTTTGTAGATACAGATATTAAAAATCCACCTGGAGGTGGTGCGTAAAAACCCAAATATTTATAGTCGGGATCAGGAAGATTCCAAGAAATTCTTACCCCTTGACTTAATTGCTGTGCATCTAAATTAACACCGCCAGAAATTGACTGTTGAATAAACGCTTCTGAAAAATTTACAGATGGGTCATCAGGATTTACAAACTCAGATGTTATATTTGTCGGAACACGTAATGCTGATGGTTTTTCTGGTAGATTTATTTTAAATAGTCTTACAAATTGATAGAAAAACGCAAGCAACCTATGTACTTCTGCAAAATCTAAAGCTGAATAAGCTATAAAGGCATAAGCATTTTGAGTTTCTGGAATATCAGGTCTAGTGGGATCTGTCGTATCCGTTAATCTTGTGATCATTCTTCCTTCAAAAGATTGGAATCCTCCTGCAAAATTTTCAAAGGTAGGCGTATATATAGACCAGTCACCTGTTATATAAAAACCAGCATTTAATAATTCATTGATAAAATCTTCGATTTCACTAATAATAAGTTCTACAATGGCCGAAATGGGATCTAATTCAGCTAACAACCATGCTTTAGCAAATTGTAAAGCTTGTAACGCTATATCTAAGATAGATACAAGAGTTTCTACAAATGAATTAAATTGCTCAATAAATGAAGTTAACGCTTCTGGTGGCTTTATTTCAAAGTCAAAAGAAGCGGAACTATTTGACCATTCAGCCATTTAGTATCCTTAAAACTTAGTATAGTATAAAAAATAGTAAGAGGCAGAAAAGTATTATGCTACTTTACCGCCTCTCTTTAATCTCTCTTTTTGAATTCTTAACAATTCAATATTTCTAATATCCTCATCCATCATTCCCATTATAGCAGATCTCAACTGGTTTATTTCTTTTTTTGGAAGAAGATCCATAAGATCCACTAATGTTTCCTCTCCCTCTTTCCATTTATTTAGACAGTCAGAAACACAATCTAAATTCTCCTTTAAACTCTTGTCTAATGCATCTGTATTAGATGCTTGACCTTGACTTAGACGATTTAATACAGATGCGAAAGCTTTTTTATGAGTCACGCCGCTAGTTTCCTTTACTTCAGCATAATTAACGTCGTCTACATCGTTCACTACAGGTAGTTTATTAATATCAACTGCTAAATTGGCTTCTGACATAAAGACCTCAAGTAATCAAAGAATTAAATTTAATTTAACATTTACATTTTGTGCCGCCTGCCCACAAAAACATTGCCTCATTACAACGAAATTATAAGATAATTAAGACTATCAACGTCTTACTTTAATCTGATTTCTTCTTTGTATTTGAATAGTTTCCCTGTTATCCATTAAACTATTTAACTGTCGGATAGTACCAGACGGTTTTGAGATACGATAGTTAATCCAAGCCTGTCGATTAGTCCTCAAAGGTTCCTCATTATTTATCGCTGACAAGATTCTATCATATAAAACAGGTAAACCTACACCAGCCGCGAAATCTGAATAAAAACCTTCCAAGGTCATATCTTTAATCCAGTAGCGTCTATCTAATAAAGATAAACAAGTAGAACTATTTAAATAAGGTGTTATATTAATTAATCCTAGAATTTCTTCTTGTGTACCTATCTGTATAGGCAGACCTTCTTCAAAATTAGTCAAATATTCTTCTTCTTGTAAATCCCAATATCGATACCCTAACTTTAGATCTGTACTAATTACTTGAATAAATGATTTTATTCTTTCTCTTTGGGTAAGTATTAACTGTAATGTTTCATCAGATACTATACCTGTAGGTCTAACAATTTTATATGTAAATGGTGCTATCGAATAATTATTAGAAGAATATGACCCCGACATATCTCTATATTCTGTAGGTCTTAAATCATTTTGCCCTTCTTTTCCAGAAACAGATAACCCAGAATCATTAATGGTAGGATAGACTACATAGGCATCAACTGTAGATTCCTCAAAAATGACATCTAACAGATTAGTACCTGTAAATATTGTTTCTGGGGATACTACTAAATTATCATTGTTTACCTGTAGTACTTTATAAATTCCTCTATTATCATCAAGATTGGAAGCAGATCCTGCAACAAATCCAGTTCTGTTTATGACTCCTGTATCTCCCTCTGGTACACTTCCTTTTTCTGGAGGAACAGGATTTCCAGTAAATAAAATATTACTTTGAGGATCTACTACTAAATAATCTCCAACTTGTATCCCTTTTGACACAAAGGAATTAATACCTATTCCTGTAACAGTAGTATCTTTAAGAATATTTATACTGTTTTCATAATCTGTGACGAACTCTACATATGCTCCTTCTTCATTTTCAAAATCAGCAAGCGACTGAAAAACTTCCTCTGTAGTATTTTCCAACATTACATCAAAAGATTGCTCATGTGGTATTAAGTGTCCTTTTTTATAAATCTGAAAACTAAATCCTATAGGATTTGGAACACCAATAATACCAGGAGATGCAAGTATTAAAGTTGTGGCATCTTTTACAGATAAAATTTCAACAGATTCTATTAAATTCCCATTAGAATCTAATAAACGCAATAAATCACCATCATTAACCAATGATAAAGGATGGTCAAAATCACCAAACTGTGTACCAGATGTTAAAAGAACGCCTCGTTGCAAATTATCTTGTGAATAACCTGTAATAGTCCCTCTTCTTATTTCAAAACAAGATCTCAACACTGATTGTGGTGATAAATCTGACAAGTCATTATAAAATCTTCTCGCTCTACGAATTTCAAACTTTACATAGTCTGTAGATCCTGGAGAAGATACATTGTAAGACGAAGAATCCTTCATATTAATATCAGACAAAATCAATAAATGACTATTATCTACAACGTGAGGATAACCTATGGAGATATTATAAGGAAAGATAGGAAGAGAAGGCTCTAAATAAATGGCGGCTTTAGCTCTAAATCCTTCAGTAGAGCCATTTCTTGTAGCAATAGAATCAATAGGAAGAATACACTGAATACTTAATGTGCTAGGCAAAACTAATGATGGATTATGTAACGTATCCCATTGAGATGAATCTAACTGACTCAAATCCAGTAGTCCAGGTACATTATCATAAACAGGAGATTCATAAGGTATATGTGTCGTAGATGACACTTTCGTTTTTGCTTTTACTCCTATTTCAGATACTCCTGGAGGAAATACAGTTATTTCAGATAAAGAAGCTTGAAATATAACTGTTCCATTAATACCTGTATAAGTCAAAGCATGAAATCCGTAAACAGCGTTGGCGTCATTAATACCCACAACTTCTCTATCAGGTAATCCCAACTTATTTTCCATTTGAATAGGTAGATAAACCATTCCTGAAACTTGTAATCCTGCTGATAAAGAAGCATAGAAGCTAGCCGCTGAAATTACTGTTCCTTCTCCATCTCTCCAATCAAATAACCCTTGAAAGGTATTACCTGAGATTCCAGTATATTCAGCACTATAAATAGACTGAGAGAATAGAATATTGGTGGTGGGTGCCACCATATTTTGTAAGTTTAGAAGGATATAAATTCTACTTCCCACTGCTGTAGGAAAAGCATGACCTGTAGGAGAATCTATAATAGAGGGTGATCCAAATGGATTAAGAGTATTAATAGTTATTTCCCCTAATCCTTCAGAAAAGGATACGATTTGAGGGAATATACTATTTACCCATCCTGTACTCAAACCAAATTTAGAATCTACTATTAATTTTCTAAATTTTGGATTTGACCCAAAATCATCACTTACTATATTACTTCGTACCAGATAAGTACCGCATTTTACACTGGCTGTACCCGTAAAGGTAGGCGCGGCACCCCCATCTATAGTAGCATCTGAAGACTCTGTTATTACAAGAATATCTCCTGTTTCTACAAACGCCGTCTGGCCGTTGTTAACGTTTAATACTACTAATTGATGATCTTGTAATGTAGTCCCCTCACATGTTCCTTCACCATCTAATATAATAGATGTTTTATTATTGTTACTCGACGTTAATACAGAAAAATCACATGATCCATTTACAGCGATATTTGCAAAACCTTCAAATGAAGGAACATCTAAATAACTACTCTCATCCCCAGCACCTGACGACGAAGCTACAGTAAAGCTTCCTTTTTCAAGGAACGTAAAAGGAGCAGCCCCGTTAACGACAGTGGAATCATTTACTGTAATGTCTTCACTGTATTTTCCCGTAACTGTTTTTATATCTAAAGTTGATTCAATCAATGAACCACCAAATGTTGCCGTGCCTTCTATTGTACTTTGTCTAAGATCATATTTCTCTCTAAAAGATAGTCTATTATTATCTATAGAGCCAGTGAAAGATCCTTTATTTGCTGCTAATCCAGAAATACCTAATGTATACGTGTCAATATTTACTGTAAAATTAAATGGCCCTATTGTTCCTGGAAAAGATCCGCTATAAATACTAGGATCTACAAAACCTGTAGCGGGAATTACTACAGAGAATTGTGAGATCACAGGGGCTGTGAGAAAATTTACTGTCCCTAATCCACTTGTAACTCTTCCCTGTCCAAGTGTGGCATCACCTGTGATTTCTATTTCCTGTGTTATTAATCCAGAAATAGGATGCACAATTCTAAATTTTACAGTATTTTCATTTGCACCAAACGGATTTAAAGCATGGTCTAGTATATTATTTAATCCACCCTGATTTCCTACTGTCCCATCATTAAAATAAAGTAGTGATGTGTTATTTATTGTAAGAGTCGTGTTTACACCATCATCCTCTATAGTTAAGCCAAACCAACTCATAACGTTTTCGGCAATATATCTTATTCTTGTTCCTTCTAATGTAGGTGTAACAAATTTTGGTTGTCTTAAATAATAAGATCCAGAATCCTCAAAAACATCTCCTACAGTATTTATTCCCTGCATACCAGAAGGTACAGTTGAGGTTCCCCCTATTCTGAATAAAACAATATCAAAAGGTCTTGCATTGGCTAGAGAAGATCCTGCTACATAGGGTCCAGGAACAGGTAATAAATTTTCAGAGGTCTGAAACCTTTTTAAACTATCAATGGTTCCTGATCCATTAATTTCAAATGGATATAAAGCATCAGGTAGAAAACTATCTCCTCCAAGATTTATGAGATAATTATGTAAATCTCTTAAAGACTTTTTCTCATAATAGCCGCTATCAATATAAGGATAAGTATAGTCTCCAGAATCATTTTTATCTTCTCCTAATAAAGAAGGAAATACAATAGGAATTGAACGAGTATCTGCACAAAAATAGGTTCCTTCCAAATCTTGTAATGGTGTTGGGGGATTCTGACCTGTAAGTTCTTTAAGTGGAAATAATGATCCATCTTCATAAGAGGATTTAGTGATATCTATAATATCACCTGTTTCCATATTTATGCCTACATCAGATCCTATATTATAAGAAGGAGATAACGATAAAACATTTTCAATTTCATCAGAAGTCGGTGGATCTGATAGGGCTATTACAGAATTAGTAGAAGAACCACTTAAAATAGTATCTCCTTGAGCCAAGGAGATATTTATATAAGACGTAGTATCTTGAACTACTAATCTGCTTGCATCACCTATCATATTTCCGTCCACATCCTTAAATGTAATAATACATCCTAGTATTATAGAATCTATAAAGACAGGAGCATATTTTACTTCTCCATTTAAGATATAAGGAAAATTTGTGTCAAATATTTGGCTTACAATATTTTTGTTTCCAATGAATATGGGATCTCCAACTTTAAATCCTGGCAGAGATATATCTGTAAGACCTGTAACTATATCAGGTATCGTTCCACCTAAAGATAAAAACTGAGAAGTATTTATAGTTCCATTAAAATCTACAGGAAATTGCTCTAAAATTACTGCCGATACTATAACAGACGGTTTACCATCTGTATATAAAGACATTACAGGATATCCCAAAGTACTATAACTATAAATTCTATATCTTGGATACCTCTTTGAGATACTTAAATTTTGTAAGAAATTAACATTTCCTACTGCATTATTAGAAACAGACCCAATAACCATTTGGTTAGTACTTTGCAAAGTTCCGTCTATGTTTCTACCGTAGGTGTAAAAACCAGGATAAGGTTCTCCAATACCAGGAGCAGTAGTTGTATAAAACGTTCCTTTTTTTGTAAAAAATCTTGAGAGATTAGACAGAGCAATATATGTAAAAATAGCTTGTGTAAGATATACTCTAACACCTAACTGATAACTCACTATAGGTCTTGTCCTACCATCTACAATAATATCATCCATATCATTTCTAATTTTCTGATTATTCTTAATTAGTTCATACCCTGAAGTAGTTATCGCATTACCTACTAATTTTCCTGATATCAGATTTAATGATCCATCAGACTGATATAGAAAATCATCAGTATTTGTATGTATATTAATTCCTAGAGTTTTTGAAATCTGACTATCATAAGATTCAGTCCATAAATTTCTATTATTTAATTCCCCTGTGATATCATTTTGATATCCTGGAGGAGTATATTTATTTCCTGAACCTAAAAAGAAATTAAAGTACCCGCTACTATTTCCTATGAATGTACAATTCATCATTTCTATGACTTGATCAAATGAATTTATCAAGTCATTTAATAAAAATAAATTATTTCTTGCCACTCTATCTTTTATCAATACTACAGGAAGAGTGTCATTACCTAATACTCCAGACTGACTATTTGTAATAGGAGCAATAAAATTATTTTCTTGTTCTGCATTTTGTGAAAGTACTTCTGCTTCAATAGAAGCGGATAAAGAATCGATTTGCTTAACTGCTACAAAATAAGAATCTGGATAGTAAATAGAACCTTTAAAATTTAAAGAAAGTCCTAATACTGCGGGCGACATTTCTGATGGGATACTGTATTGGCTATACTTAGCTCGGTATCTCGGATATAAAATAGACCCACCAAAATCTATTGGACCCTGTACTTCTATTTTGGTATAAGAAGATCTAAATGACATACCAGACGTTATTACATAATCATTATTAATTATTTCTAAAGTACCGCTATTAATGTCAATTCTATAATCTATCCCAGGTTTTAAAACTTTTCCTATAAAATCGGAATGATTATAATAAATCAAATTATAGGGATCTTCATTAAATATAGGAAAATAGTTTTTGATAACTGTCGAGTTATCATCAAAAATGGGTCTTACAGAAAGTCTAATAGTACCTGTTAATGTTTCTTGGATAGTAAGTGATGTAATATCAATATCTGTAAATTTACTATCAACTACCGTAGCAGATTTTACTAGATAAGGGACTCCATTTATTTCTAATAAATGATTTTCTTTTGCGAAAAATAAATTAGGGTTATGAATCCTGATCGTTGTTTGATTTTTTCTAATAGGATCAAAAGTATCTGAGATATTAAACCAAAAACTATCGTTACCAACCACAGGAATAGTATCTACAATAGTAGCCAAGGTTTTCGACGAAATTCTATTATTTACTGGTTTACCTGGAGTTTTTGATCCAGACTCTTGTATAGGTGTTGGATATATACCAACCTGTGTAATATCTGTGCTGGCATTATAAGAAACTGATTTAATATAGAATATATCGGTTCCAATATTTAATAACTTTCCGATAGTAAATTCAGATGTTCTATCTGTATGTAGATCAAACAGATTCTGATTTTTCTCTAAGTAAAATGGTTTCCTGTATACAGGTTTTGTAGAAACTTCAAATGTAGTTTCACCACCAAAACAATTCAATACCGCATAGCTAATCTTCACTGTTGAGCTTAAAGGAATATCATAATTAAAAATTATACTATTTTCAGATATAATATAATCTTCATTATTAGCAAAATTCTGCCTTTTTGCGCCAACATAAACAACAACAGAAGAAGCAGAATCTATCGTTTTACTTGTCGGATTAAAATTATAAATTCTAGCACTTTGTCTAGAAGCTACTTCTAATGAAACAAATATAGGCAGATATTCTACTATAGTAATTACATTTCCGTTATCATCTAATTTCACATCACCAGAAGTCGTGGCTGGAAAATAGGCTGCTTGTACTATTTGACCTTGTCTCAAAGGTTTTCTAAATCCAACCGATCCACTGATAGGGGATACGGTTACATCTAATCTATTCTGTACAATATATCGTTCTGAAAAATATACTTCAATTCCTTGATTGGCTAATAAATCACCAGAAGATATGTTTAACTGTCCATCTACTGATACTTCAGCATTTCCCACTGCTATATAAGTGGCAGGTAAAAATTCTTCCTTCTGGATTACATCCACATCAGAAAAATTATCTATAATGTCTGAAGCAAATTTTAATTCTCCTGTAGCTGCCAAATACTCAATAGTATTTGGTGCAGGAGTAGGAGAAAATGACAATACTGGTATTAAACCAGATGTATGAGTATATAAATCTGTACCTAAAAGAATAGAGAATGATTGTGTTGTATATCTGTCTGTACCAACATCTTCTAAAAATAATCCGTTTTTCAACGATCCGATATTAAAAGATTGCAATAAGTATAATGTTACTACTGTCCCACTCAAACTGTATCTAAGCCAAAATGTCCTATTATTTACTATCGCTTCAGAAATATAGCAAGATAATCTATTATTTAATTGATCTATTACACTTAATGGCATTATACCACAAGGAGATAAAACGTTTATATTAAACGGCTCCTCTGGTAAATGTTGAAAATCCTGCCATACAACATCTACCAATAATGCAGGGTCATAACTAGCTTGACTATAGTTTAATACTTTCCACGCTCCTCGATATATATCAGACGCTGTACCTTCCAATATTAATTGAGAGCTACTCACATTGGTTATTAAGTAGGCATCTTCATCCAAAATTAAAAAATTGTCATCTTGTATTCCTTCTAATACAAAATCAATACCTGATAAATCAGTGAATATATTTGTATTTGAATTTATGTATCCACGTTGCCCTTGTGATACAATAGGGGAAATATTTTCTATAAATAGAATAGTACCTGTAATTCCTCCCGACAGGTATTCAAAATCAATACCTTGAATAAGATTAGTAAAGTTAGACCCATTTGATATCTCTAAATAATTACCCAATATATTAAGAAACGAAAATTCTGTTAGCTGAGTTGACTGTAATTTTAAATAACTTATTAATTCGGTTATAATTCCCAATTCCGTTTTTGTATTTAACCACCTTAGTCTAAGATTTGAAAAATCATAATGAATATCTAGAAAATTAGTTAATTCTCGTGATTCAACGCCATCAGATACAGAATAAAAGATATCATAGTCCAATCCTTCCCTATCTCTAAGAGGGGTAGAGTTTAACATTGTGATATTTGTATCAATTATTTTCTGCGTTAATAGGGTGTTGTATTCTTTTGTCCTGTAGAAGTCCAAATTATTTTGAAAGTCTTTAAGAAATTCAATAGACAATCCTGTATCACACCCACATTCCTTACCTAGTATTAAATCATAAAAGTAAAGGGGGTTAAATCCTATGAAAGAAGAATTATAAGATTCTGGTGAAAACTCTAAATTATTAAGTGTAGATATCAAAATATGATTTCTAAATAAAGACACTATGGGGAGTCCAATCAGAGTATTTAGGGATGTCACTACATCTTGTAATGTCATCTGTAGCTGAGTTGGAGTCCAAGAATAGGAAATACCATCTAGATTAAAATCTATAGCAGATAGATCTAAAAAATTAATGGTGTGTTGGTTTTTATTTGAAACACAGAAATCTAAAATTCTTTTTGATGAATAAAAAGAAAACACAGGTTGTGAAAATAATGGTATCTCTCCATTATATTTTTGTAGGTCTACACTTGAAAATCTTACCCTAGATCCGTAGGTCGATTTCTGTAAAGAAACATAGACTGTTCCTGATGGAATATTAGAAGATGTAGGAATGTCTGTATCGTGATTTACAACAGTCACTAAAAAAGCTTTTGATTTAATAAATAAAAGATATTCATTACCAAGACTACGAATTAATCCAGTAGAGATATCTCCTAAATTATCTCCTCCAGCCATTGCAGTTGGAACACCAGAATTAGGAATCGATCCCGTCTTATCTAGGACATGATAAACTCCTGACGTACCTGAATCAAAATACAGACTTGCATCAGGAATAAATAAATCACTAGATGATAAACTAGAGGGTGTTCCAGATGAATCCAGTAATCTTGTAGGAGATCTTAGATTACATGGATTATTATTTAACTGGACCCCATCATAGAAAATATCCTCTAATAAGAAAGATTTTTCAAAATCAGGATGTGATGGATCTGATTTCTGTAAATCAGAAAGATTAAATTTTATTTTTCCAGAAGAAAGAGAAAATCCTACTTCCCCTGGATTTATTATAGCACTTGTTAAATCAGCATCTGAAAAATAAGGACGTGGTATTAATTGTTTTCTAGATCCAAATCGAATCACTGGATATTCACCAGGAAAAGGAATAGGGGAAATGAAATAGTCATTGGCTATTGCCTTTACCATTCTTCCTATAATACCTGTAGATTCACCGAATCTAGGACGGTCTTGAAATACACTTAATCCTGTGTTTGTTTCAGAAAAAGAATCCTCAAAAAATAATAAACCCGAAGGAACAGATAAAGCAGCCACGGCTGTTGGATGTAGACTAAAATCAAATGTATCTACTTCATCGTCAGATATGACGTATATCCCATTTGGCTCATTTAATAATATACTAGAATCCCCAAAATCAACTCCTACCTTAAATTGTGAATATGAGGTATCACCTTCTAGAAAGGAATGGATAGTCGCTTGGGGAATCATTTTTAAATTAAAGGTAGTACCTACTTTTAATTCCCCAAGATTATTAATTATAGAACCTTTTAAGGTATCCCATTTTTGGGTCTGATTATTCCATTCTATTCTTTTTCTATTACTATCATTTTTAGACCAAGAAAAATTTATATCTTTAATTCTATATGATACTTCTTCTACAGTGTCTCCTCTAAGAGAGGATATACATGGGGGATTTCCTAAGACAACTCCAAGCTGTTGACTATTAACCGTATCCAATATAAAAATACGATTGTTATAAGTATCTACCGAAACATCTGAGGTTCCTAGTATAACTAATAAATTATTGTCACCTCTTCTGATATTTATCGATAAAATCTCTTCTACAGTTCTTTTATTTATGTCAGAGATAAAAATAAAATTAGATCCATCTGATTTCGTAGACAGACCATCTTGAACTTCGTAGGTTCCTGTAGGAATAGAACAGGTAGCTGAATCATATGTGTATAAGGAAGACGATAATAAATCAGAATTACATAAGGACCAACATGTATATTCAGGCGTATATTCTGTATTTATTACGGATGATCTGTATATTTCCTCACATACTGAAAAAACAGCAGTAGGTGAGTAGTAATTATATGATGTAGGTAATAGTTTCCAATCTTCTGGTACTAAAGAATTACACCGAGTAGATGATTGGTTAAATGCTTTTCTAGCGGAATCAAAATATACATTTGCCATTTTTATTCTACACTATTGATGAGATACTAGCCCCTACAGATGGCACAGTACCTACTGTAGTAGTAGGTGTTATTATACCTGTACCAGTAATAAAAGCAAGCATTTGTGATATACCATTTCCAATAGAAGCACAGAAATTAAATGATGTTGGAACTGATCCAAGAGCAGAATAAATAGCTGTAATAAGTGTTAGAGGATTATTAATAGTTATAGTTTGTACTATATCAGATCCTGTATAGACACCTGTTACAATTCCTTTATAAGCAGCACCTGAGCTAAAAACTAGAGAGATACCATTGGCTATAGCACTTGCTATAAAAGAAGCTGTTGGACCTGTATTTACCATATTTGCAAGAATAATAGAGGAATTAGGCACAACTGTTATAATACCGTCCACTATCCCTGTACCTGGACCTGTTCCTGTAGAAACACCTATAAATTGAAAATTTGCAGGGTTTATTATCCAGCTATAAAATCCTGTAGCTATAGCATTAGCTACTAATGGATAAGATAAACCATTTACTCCTGATCCAGGGCCAGAAGCTAATAAACACTGTAATACTAGAGGTTGTGTAATAGCCATTAAACTGCGGGTCCGAGTAAGTGTCCTGGACTTCCCATTCCAAAAGTTAATAATGGAAGTCCAGTTAAGGGATCTAAATCCGAGCTACTAACAATTCCGCCAAATTTTCCTGGTCCTCCCAGAGTAACACCGCTAACACCGCTAAATACAGCAGGGCCACTGCTACGAATTAAGACGTTTGTTTGGCCGCTCATCTGTAGTCCACCTACAGTAGCATTTAAAGAAATATTACCAACAGCAGCAGAAGCTGTGATACCAGAAATACTATCCACTGTAAGTGAGTTTCCTGTAGCTCTTGCTGTCCATATACCCGCTTCTGTTTCATAAGTCATGTTTCCTAACAAGACACTCGTTTTATGATTCCCTAATAAAAATGTTTCTTCTCTATCTCCAGAAACATAGAGAGATTCATCAACAACACCAACAGCAATACCTGCAAAAGTTGTGGATCTAAAAGAACCATTAGTAGGAAGTAAATCTTTTGGACCATGAAACGAGAAATTTGCCTTACCATTACATATTAAATCAAAAGTTTTAGAAGAAAGTCCGATTCTATCTCCACTATTAATAGAAGTATTCGATAAAGTATTTACATTTACGGCTGAAGAACTTACCTCTAAAGTACCTGTATTAACTTGTGCTTTTCTAGAAGACTTTAATAAGATATTATCTTTTGCTTCTAATGTTAGATTTGGTGAGTCAGGAAGACCGTCACCAACAGGTGCAGTTAATTTTGCCAAATCCCCTGTTGTTGATTTTCCTCCAGCATATATTCTAATAGCAGAATCAGAAGATTCCAAATTTAATGCCATATTAGAAGGATTATCCGATTTTAGATCTAAATTTACTCCTTTTCCTGACTTAATATTTATTTCTCCAGAAGCATAGACTCTCATATTTCCACGTATGCCAACATCTACTGTATTTTCATTTTCCTTTCCACCTATAAAAGCTGTAAATTTTCCTTCTTTGGAAATAGACCAGAAACTTGGTTCTCCATTTTTTATAGGTGGATTCATTCTGAATAATGAAGCGGCTTGTTTTTCTACAGGAACCCCTAAAGCAGAAATAATCTCTGGATTTAATTTTCCAGATAAATCAAATACTCTTGTCTGTAATGGTATCCCATATAATTCTCTACCTTTAATTGAATAAGGATCATTACCAACAATCGTTCCTAAGGACCATTCCAAAAACGGACCTTGGCTGTTATTAGGATCACTTGATGTCTGTGCTGTTCTTGGTAGTCTATCTGCATCAAAACCATCTGTTTGTTCAGATACAGGTAAAATACCGTCTGATGTATGAGATACTTCTATCCTATATTCTGTAAATGATTTATCCCCTAAAGCAGCATTAGATCCTGGATTAGTAGATACCCGATAAATAGATTTTCCACCATAAACAGCGTCATTTTTGTACTTATTATCTAATGCATAACCTTCTGCATTTATAAATAATCCTCTCTGCAAAATATAGAAAGGATCGACATTAGTTCCTAAAAACACACCTGACTGTGGTGAATCCTTTAATTCACCGTCTTCACCCAATCTATTAAATAAATCATTAGGAGTTAAATATCCTGTCGGATATGGAGTAGAAAATCCTAATAATTCATCGTCTGTAAAAGGTCTGTTTTCATCTCTATTAATCAACGATGAAGGTTCCCAATTCTTACCGTCAGAAAACATACTGGTAGGAAGTCTTATAGCATCTCTTTGGACCATACCAGAATATGAACGTACACCTGCATAAGACTGAAAACTTTGTAGCCCTCTTGAAATAATAGCTTGATCTGAATCCCTTAATTCAATGCTTGTATTTCTTCTATTTGTAAGTAAAACACCCTCATCTAAAACAAGATCAGACCCCTGAGATGAAGAGGCTACAATATTTCCTGGTGTCATGTGTCTTAACTTATGACGAACTCTATGATATACACCCTCTACAAAGGTAGAATCTCTTGGGTCCATAGAGTATTCTTCTGGACTAAAAGGTTGTGTAACCATCCAGTCATGTCCTACCCACGTTCCAGCAGGAACCCAATTTAAAATGACTGGAATAGTTGTACCTCCAGAAGACTCTTGAGTCATTTGACCTATTACACAATAATCCCCTACTTCAGGCATAGCTCCAAAAAAATGTCTATTTCCTGCTCCAGGAAATGTTAAAGCTATAGGTATTCTTTGATATTCTTGATTTCCACCCTTAATAACCTTCAAACCTATTGTAAATTCTTCATAGTTTACTGAATAAACTCTAGCTACACCTATAGTATATCCCCTTGCTCCTGAACTAACCTGTTGATTTTTATTTTTAATTCTATTTAGACTGTCTTTTCTGATCTTACCTGCTGTTAATTTTTTCATAGTATTTCCAAGGAAGGGCCGTGGATGGCCCCACAAGAAGAAGGAGAGGAAGGGGATAAAGAATAGGGAGAGAGTATACTGACGATACTTATTCTTACTCTTCTTCTATAGTACACTTCGTGTACACAATACTCTAAAGAGTATATACTATATTATTCATATATACGCTTTTATCCTTTTCTATGCTCTGCATCTATAAAAGTAATATTTGAAGCTTCTCTATAGAAGAAGAGACTAAGATGGAAGTATATTTTTACCAGAAAGTATATCTCTATTCTTCTCCCAGATTTCACCCTTGATAGAAATATCCGTAGCAACATTTTGAGTAAGGCTATCAACATCTGGAGGTAGAATTTCAACAAATCCTTCAGTAGCTAGAGATTCTAAGACAACATTAGCCTGTTCGATCTTACATTCACAAACACTTAGGTTAGTTAAAGGTCTTAATTGAGATAAATTAACAGGTACATTTGTAGCTATTATCTTTCCTGTAAATTCTCTAGCGCTTTTTACCCAATTTGATAATCCAACTCCTGTTTGAGTTGTACTTTCAATGTATGATAATAAAGAAGCTGGAGTTTCAGGATTCATCTTTATAGACTCTATAAGATTTGTTTCTTCTTTAGTAAGTGGTCTTTTTACTAAATCTACCTGATTAACCTCACCATCGGTAGCTACTATGTTTTTAGAAGTTTCTCCCTTTAAAGTTTTAGTAAAAGCTTCTACTGTCTTTGGATCTGCAAATTGAAATGGATCTGCAAAGTTTACATCATTAATAGATGACTCACCTATGATAGATAAACCTCTTCCATATTTATATGTTCCGTAAACTTCATATCCCTTGTCATCTGATACAGGAAAAATAGGAGTATAGAAGGTCTGTTCTTTTGGAACTTCTATTTTTACATTAGAACCAACACCAAAAGTGACTTTTCCATAAGTTAGATATTTTACTAATTCGGAAAATACCTGTTCTTCAACTACTCTCTGAGAATTTGACTTTTCGATTGATGTGGGATTAGCGGATTCCAATTCAAGCCATTTATTATTTAAATATTTGTTGACCCTATTTATCAATTCGGAACTTAAAATTCTAGCTATCAGTCTTAATGTAGATTTAAATGCATTAATAGATGTTTGCAAATCATAAATCTGTTCTTGTAAATCTGGTATTAAGGAGGTAGTCGGTACAGTTAAATCTCCTAATGTAATCTGAGTAGGAAAAGCAAAAAATGAAGCGTCTATAACTATATCTCGTGAAGTTGCTTCTGATTTAATAGTTGGCCTATTCACTAATTTATTCCATATAGGCTTGTAATAATATTCTATACTAGATGTTATACCAGCATTTTCTTTTTCAAAGAACTCCAATACGAAAGCATCATATTCATTATTTACTCCAGAAAATATCTGCCCATATCTGTAATACGTTTCACCAGATGAATTTTCTACTGTATGTTTTGAGAATGATAGGGTCTGTATATCATTAGTAGATAAGACAGTATCCGTTTTAGATCCTGTTAATACTCTTAAACCGTGTACGACTTGCACTGGTCCTATTTCCGCTTCTGGTAAATTTCCTGATGGATCTAATTTAGTAGGATATCTTAGAAAACCACTAACCTCTTTAACGTTTGGTAATCTTTGGATATCACCGCCCCCTGCTGGACCTGTAGCAGCACTTGCTTTTATTGTCTGCATCCCTTGATATTTTGGATTTGGATGACTGCATGAAAAATATCTAAAATGTCCAGGGGTGGAATTTGAAGCAAATGATGCTTTTTTATCCGACAAGAGATCTAAATATGAAGCAGTCTTTGAGATAGACGGGCTTCCCCCCATTCTTTCTTTAAACTGATTACTGACTTGATCTATTAAGCTCCTGATTAATTCAGCACTCGCAACATCTACAGCCCCTTCACTCCCTAATTCACTATTAACTTGCTCCGCAAGATCTGTGATATTCTTGTTAATCTGTTTTATTCTTTCTTGAGATTCTTTAATATCATTAAGAGCTTGATTTATTCTATCTGTTATAATCTGTCTTGCCTCTGTATCTGTTTGAGGTATTAACTTTAAGTCATCTTGAAGACTCACTACATCTAATTCAAGATTTGGGATAATTACCTCTGTTAATTCCTTAATATCATTAAGGTAATTTTCTTTCGTAGTCGTAGAATTTGATGTAATAAGTTCTGTGGTTTGTAATTTAGAATATTGTTGGGCAGATGTTGTGAGGCTAGCGAAACTAAATTTTAATGTTTTTGTAGATAATTCATTAGTTGTCGTTTCATTAACAACATCACTATTCTTTATCCCTACTCCATTAGGGTCAATCTGAGCATCTTCTTTTTCAGATATTGTTAAAATAAATGGACCATCTTGATTTGTACCTCCTTCTTCGACTCTTAGTATCCCATACTGTTTTGCCATTTCTACAAGGTTTCTTACTACAATAGGATTTGTTACATCCGTTAGATCTGATCCAACGCTAAAAAATAACGGATTAATAGCTTCTGGATCTAATGCTAAAACTGTATTAGGTAAACCAACAACTCTAGGTCTTCCTGCGTTATCTATAACCTGCATTCCTTTCTTTGGATAATATGTATTTTCAAGGGCAATAGCCTCCACACCTTCTTTATCAGGGTTACATGGAGGGAAAAACGGCTTTCTTCTGGCCACTAATTCTAACGAAGTCGTACATCCACTACCAAATGAAAAACTATGGCTTAGATTTGTTACATAATAAAATGAATCTAAATAAGGAATATATACGGGATAACCAGGACGCATTTCTACACGAAGAGGTATCGTTGCTGATGCTGAATATGTTTGAGCATTTAAAATATCGAGACGATTTACGCAGGCATAAAACATCGATCTTGGGTTCGAAAAGAATTCTGTTTCTAACGATCCTTCTCTCCAACCAAATTGTGCTACTAATTTATAATCTATATATTGACCTCTTGTACCAAATTCCCCTTCTGTTCCAGTGTCCTTAAGATTCTTGAATTGTGAACCTTTCATCGTAACATAAGTTGCTTCTGGTTCTTTAATAGAAAAACTTATATCTATTAAATCTTCATCCTCTAATCTGTATATTCTTGATCCCGATGTATCCATATTATATAATGGTGGTTTAAAAACCATATCACCATCAGCGTCTTGATAAAATTCAAATCCAGTTTTTTCGCATAACTGCTGGATCATATCCATTTTAGTTTCATATGTAGATTCCCAAAAATTTACTTCACCATATTGGGAAATACTTTGAACGTATGCTTGAATAGATCCGAGGTTAAACTGCTCTGTTATTCCATTATTAGAAACCGACTGTGTATCTGTAAATGTCAATCCAGTTGTATATCTAAGTTCCCCTGTTTGAGGGTCATATGTTTCAGACACAATTCCTAATTGTAAAGCTGTGGAAAAGATATCTGACTTCTTTGCATTTCTATTTTGTTGTTTACCTAAAAGTATAGCTTCTTTAACTATTCTTTCTAAATTACCACTAGAGAGTCTAGCTAAAAAGGCTGTTTGTGCAGAGTTGAATAGTTCTCCACTAGCACCATGCATTCTTAAATTAAACATTCTAGTAGAAAAGCGTTCTCTCCAATAATCTAAGTTCATCGAAAATAGGGATTTATTAGTTACTGTTGATTTAGCTGTTTGATTTGTCTGTGCTGATAAAGCAAAACCAACACCACCAGCAGCACCTGCCGTATCATGAAATAACGTATAAGCAATGGCATAGGGTGTTCGGCCATTAAAATTATGACCTACTAGGTTTGTTTTAAGATTTGATCCTTGAGGTCTTGCACCAAATTGTGATGCACTTGTAGATATCTGGTGATATTGCCAAAAGTGCAACATACCTGCACCACTTACACTGATACTTTGCATACCTCCAGAAATCGAAATATCGGAAGATATAACCACTCCATGAAAAACATGGTACATAGGAGTATGTGGAAATCCTGTTAAATCCTCACCATCACCATAATTTTGTGACCCATCAAATAATCCCTTAACAGGGAAAAATCCTTTCATATAGATATGTAATTCCAATCCTGGAATTATAATACATTCTCCACTATATACTAATGTGTGTATGTGGTGTGTTGGTACAGATAAAGTGAGACTACAAGATGTAGAAGAAGGATCTAATCCTAAATCTACAGAGACTTGGGTCACGAATTCTTGTATATCTATACGTCCACCACACTTAGAACATCCAGGTAAACTTGTATCACCATTTATATATACAAGACAGTCAGGTGCATATTGTATGGTCTTCTTCTTATCTACTGTCCACGTTCCTGCTGTCGGCCTTAATTTATTTAAGTCGCTCATTATATTTAACTCTATAAAGGTAATTTAAGTTCTTATGAAGCCTGCACTATTTCTAGCTAATATAGTCTCAGAGCCTGTATTGGATGGTGTTATTTCACCATTCAATGCATTCCACATTTGTTGACTTGTATTTATAGTTTCACGTATCGAATTTTCTTGTAAAACACCTTCACCGACACCTAGCAGAGCATCCAAAGCTCCCTGTCCAAGTGTATCAAAAAATCCTCCATCTACATTCTCAGATGTGTCAGTCGGTACGGCTGGTACATTAAAACCTGTAGGTGGGGTTATGTTGAAATCGGCAACTGGAGGAATTATTTTCTCTATTGAAAATTCAAAGCTAAATTCCATTCCCCCGTTCTGTGTCTCCTCAGAATATGAATACGAAAAACTTTCCATATTACCTTCATATACCCATCCATCATATTCAATAGCTAACAAACCCACTGAATGTAATGTCGATGGAGTTCTTGCCTCTGTTCTATTATAAATATACCCATTGTTCTTATAAAACAAAAGTAAATTCATTAGATTTTGAAATGCTGCCGAATTTCTTTTTGAAGCAAACTGTACTCCATTAGGTCCAGGTTCACCATTACTATTACCCGTAACAAATGCACCTATTTTTCCAGATACTGACATTTTAGGCAGTTCATCACCCCAAGTATGATAAATATATCCATATCTTCCTCTTTCTGTAAATTGGGATACCTTAGTATAGTTTATAGCTAAACTCTCTGGATTTATTAAGAGAACCAATGGAGGTATTTCTTGTATTGCTCTTAGTTGATAAAGTATATCAAGGGCAGTAAGTCTATCTCCTTGAAAAGTCTCTTGAGGTGTCATCTTAGAAAAATCAAAACCCTGATCTGTAACACTCTGCTCTACACCTATGAGAGCTTTGAAGGCATTAAGAAAATTACTTGTTGCTATACTGGCATTTGCCTTTCTTGCTTGTGCTGCATTACTATAAGAATCAGAGCTTCTAGCTGCATCATCCATATTTACATTATTTTCTGAAGTACCTGTTGATCTATAAGTTGGAAAATCAACACCTTTTCCTGCTTCTTTTGCTGTTCTTAGCAATTCTTCTTCTGTAAACCCTTTTTTATATTGCACTTGCTGAACATATTGCGATAATTTTCCTTCGTGTTCTTGATCATCTGGACTTTCTCCAATCCAGTTATCATTCTGCCCTCTGATGTCATAATGTATAAAACTCTTATATATTCCTAAACCCCCTTTGATAATTCCACCGTTGGATCTTAGTATGTCTACTACAGCAGCAAGTTCTGGAATTGATAACTGTTTTACAGAGAAATCAATTGCTTTTCCTTGAGCATGGTTTCCGAATGGATCATTAGCACCTGTACGTGCGTTATGTTCTATAGATCTCCATCCACTTATTATTGTTACATTAACAGGCTTCCCTAATGCTTTTTCGATAGTATCTAGAATGATTTCAACTTGTGAGGCAGCTATTTTTAGGTTTGCACGAACGGGAAATCCTGTAGGCTTACCATTAGGATTTATAGGATCATATATTTCTGGAGGAATTTGTGTTGGTGGAAGTTTAGATTTGAAGTCGCTTAATTTAAATCTTTTAGTTAACTGCGGATTATCAACACCGGGATCTTTAAATGAGGTAGGTACATATTCGACTTGTTGTGGATCTAAAGGTACTGCTGAAATATCTTGAAAATTAAAAGTAGCATATTGAATGGCATATAGGAACTGAGCTTTCAACATTTCTTGAAAGCTTGTAGTTGCATTATTCAGGTCATTTATATCAAATAATGTTTCTTCTGTGATAGTTCCGTTATTAGAGCTAACCGATTTTTTTATGGCTGATTGTTTATCAAAGTATTCTTGATAAAATTCTGGTATTAATGCTCTAATAATAAATGGAGATAGACTTCTCAATGTCTTATCAGAATTTTCAACAGGGATTGTTGATTGAGTCTCCCAATTTACCTTGGTATCAAATCCGACAGCGAGCTTATCATAGACTCTGGCTGGATATATTTTGGTAGGATCTGTAACAGGTTTTAATTTGATAGCCATAATAAAGTCTCTTCACAGTAAGGTATATAAGTATGTGGTGCAGTAATTGTCGTTCTTATTTCTGTCGTTGTGAAACACCTACTTTGGGTACATTTAATAGCTGCCATATAAAATGTACTACTTGTCATTGTAATCCGTGTGAGTTTTGTTCTTTCTGTGGGTGCTGTTCAACTTGTAAATGTAATTCAGAAATGTGCAATTGTGAAATGTGTGGTTGTTGTGAAACATCATTTTTTAATATGGCTAAAGAGAAATGCAGATACTTTGAATGGATTCTTTCAGAATATGATGTTATTTCTAGACAAGTAGATCAAAGAAAGAATTTACTATCTAATATTTGTTTTGATGTTGCCAGATTAATAAACGAACTCGTATGTTTATTTTCTGGTCAAAATATAGATAAAGAGCAGATATGTGATTTACTATGCTCTATTGAGCTTTTTTATAAAGGAGATAGAAGCAACTTTCATTTTTGTTTAGGTAAATGTCCGACCCTTTTTGTCTGGGTACAGAGACATGAAAATAACATTGGGATTTATTTAATTAGTAAAGAAGGTCTAGTAAAGATAGCAGCAGATACTGGACCTGATGCTGAAAAATCTGTCAAAAAACCTGTAGGATTTAAAAAATTACCAAAAGGGTGGACAGCAAAATCTTTTAAGAAATTTTATAATACTATCACAAAAGATGATCCAGATCATCCATTCTCTGCGTGTGTTGCAAAATTAAAGGATAAATTTGATAGTCCCGAAAGATTCTGTTCAAAAATGTTAGATCAATTCTTTAAAACAACAAAATGGCGGAATAAAAAAGTTAGGGAAAAATTAGAAAAGAAATTGGGGATTTTTAATCCTAACGCTGGACCTCCTAAAAACCCTGTAAATTAACTTTTTAATGGGATAAAAATGTTCAAACTTCCAGAATTGCCGTATGACTACAACGAATTAGAACCTTTTATTAGTCAAGAAACTATGTGGCTTCATCATACAAAGCATCATCAGGCTTATGTTGATGGAGCCAATAAAGCATTATATAATTTAAAATGTCAATATTATTATGAAAACACAGGAGCCAAACTAGAAAAAATAAACAATGATCTGATGTTTAATGTTGCTGGACATAGGAATCATTGTTTATTTTGGAATATGTTAGCACCTAGATCTTGGGAAAAATATTTACCAGATCCTAATAGCTCCTTATTTAAGGAAATAAAATCTACCTTCGGATCATTCACTGATTTTAAGAGATTATTTATTGAATTTAATAGTAATCTTAGGGGATCTGGATGGATTGGTCTTGGTTACAACATCCATATTAAGCAACTTGTTTTATATTCTTTTGAAGGTCAAGATGGGAAAAAACTTAATGGGACTATGCCTATTTTATTAATAGATTTATGGGAGCATAGTTATTATTTGGACTATAAATCAGATAGAAAGAGATATCTCGTAGAATGCTTAGAAATTGTAAATTGGGACTACTGTTCTAATTTATATAATTCATATACTTAAAAGGATCTATATGTCGGCTATCAATAAAGAAACGAACATTTATAGTATATCAGATACACATCTTGAATTTAGATATGATGACAATGAACTAATGTTGGAATTAAGTCACTATATAAATTCGACGAGAGATCCTGAAGGAGTTTTAATTATAGCAGGTGACTTAGGAAATATCTCTAATTCAGACCATGTGAATTATCTTATAAATTTTATCATACCTAGATACAAAAATGTTTTGTATGTTGCAGGTAATCATGATTATTATCACAGTAATAAAGCTACAATTACAGGAATTTTAAGAGATATTGAAAGAAGATGTCCATCATTTAAATTTTTAGATAATGAAATTGTAGAATTAGATGGGAACCGTTATATTGGTGGAACCATGTGGTATGCTGATTCTAAATACGCTAGAACTTACAATCATGTATGTATGCCAGACGTTCATTATATTGAGGATCTTGAGAAATGGGTTTACAGATCCCATGAAGATTTTATAAATTTACTGGAAAGTGAATGTAAAAGGGGAGATATTGTGATAACCCATCATACATGTTCTCCTAAGTCTATCCCAGAAAGATTTAGAAACTCACAATCAAATTATTTCTTTTGTTCGGACCAAGAAAAAATAATCCTGAGAAAAATTCCGTCTTTATGGGTTCATGGACATACCCACAACAAATTTATTTATAAACTAAATGGTACTCTTATATTATGCAATCCTTTTGGATATCCTGATGAAAAGGATGCAGAGGCTCCTATAAAAATTGTTAAAAATATGAATCAGGTAAGATTAGTATGATTAAAGGATCGTTTTCTGGTATAAACGAAGAAAGTTTAGCTAGAGGTAGAAGACCTGTTATATTCGATATTTTAGGCCCAGACTATAAAACAAGTTTACTAAGAAATTATAAACTTGTTTTATATGTTAATCCTACCTCTATGTCTATTAGTTGTTCTAAAATAATAGATAAACAACAAACATTGGGAGGTTTTGTTGAGGCTCATTTTGGGGAAGGTGCTGAAACAATATCGTTTGATATGGCTACAGGTGGATTTGTACGAGTCTATCACGGGGTAACGGGAATCACAGGAGGTGGTGGGACACCTGGATATAGAAGACAGACTCTGGCCTATGACAGCTACTTAGACATGCTTGAACTTTACAAAAATAATGGAGCCATTGTAGATGATAAAGGAGAAGTGATTCTATCAGGAATCATACAGATTTACTTTGATGGTTTTTATTATCTAGGTACATTTAATAGCTTTTCAGCTACTGATAGTTCAGAAAAAGCATTTCAATTACAATTAAATGCAGAATTCACCGTTCATTCAGAAATTATGGGACTTAGATCGTTAGCGTATTCAAACAATTCTGATTCCGAATTTTTCTCTCCATTAACTACAGTAACACCTAAATTTCCTGAAGATGTCGGATTTAGTCAACGTCCTACACCTCCCTCTTCTTCAAATGTTCCTGATACATTACCTAATCAAGAACCTCCTGTTACAGAGGTTCCGCCTTCATCAACAGGTTTTTCATTAGCTGCCGCTACCAACGCATTATCAGCATTTAATAAATTTACTGGAGAACCGACAGAGAAAGACATAGAAAAATAGTAATTAACTGATAATGTGTTTTTTTACTATTAAAGGCTAGTAGGACTTGATCTTACTAGCCTTTTTGCTTTAGGGATTTCCATGTCAGATAGAATAAAAAAGTTGGCACTAGCTTTGGCAGAAGAACCAGATAATAGTATTTTAGCAAAAGATTTGAACAGGGAATTAGATAGGAAAAATTTGCTCAGTTATGAACAACATAAACTGCTAGTAACTGACTTGTTTCCAATGTCATCAGTAGTAGAGAATCTTATAATAAATAATCAACTAATAAATGTCTCAGAGAGATCAAAATATGATTTAAGAACTAGTAGTCTAGTATTCATAAAAAATACACATGTTCATATTATGGATGGATATAAAACACATGTATACCAAAAAATGAATAAAGATGCCATGACTTATTATAATGTATTATATAATCATATTGTTCAAGATCTAGAAGAATCATATGTGGGATTTATAGGAAGTGTTGGAATAGAATCAGAAAATAAAAAAGACTACGGATTTTTTGAATCCCATAAAGATGTTATGTATGTCTTTCCTTTTATAAGTTTTATAAAAGGAACATGGATATCAGAACCTATAGGATTTTTAGATATTAATAAAAGCTATACAGTAAAAATGCTAGATAATTATTCTAGGTTAATTAAAATTTATTTGGATAAAAATGTGGAAGGCTATAAGTTAATACTGAAAGTAAGTAGGAGGATATCTGTGGGAGCAGATTCCGTTCTAGCAACGATTTATTCTTAATTCCAGGAGGAAATTAATGTCAGATATCGACAGGTTAGCAAATCAGTTAATTCTTAATAAAGACTCATCATCTGCGTTATTATTAAACAAGGAAATGATAAGAAGGGGATTACTTGATGATTCCAATGGCTATCCTATTTTCATAGAAGATTTGTTAGAGACTATTACAATATATAAATTTGGCAGACTCATATATAATAATAACTCTGTGGATACCGATTTTTTAGTAGAGGATGAACAGCCTAAATATCAAAATTCATGTGTTTTTTGTATATTCATATATGATCCAAAGAATATGGACGGCCTGTCATCACGTATAGATAGGCAATTACAAAATAATGGGATACCTCATAACGGTAGTAAAACGTTATACAATAACGGATTTTTATTAAAATTTAAGCAGATTAATTCACAGCATATTCCAATAATTAAAGATACCGTAAAGGATATTAAATCAAAGGTATTTTATTTATTACATGATTTTAATTACTTTATAAGTAAGCCTATTGATTTTGAAAATATCACATATAGATCACGTGTGCAAGTAGAAAACGGTTTTAAAATATTTTTAAAGGCAGATATTATAAAAAATCCGTATAATCCAGAACTATTTTCTATTCTATCAAGAGTGAAGAAAAGGGAAGAAAATAAACACGAAATATTTATTGGTGAAGGTGAAAGAATAATGACAATTTTTCCGTGATGGAGTAGTTATGGTAACAGATTCAACAGAGCATCTATTAAATTTAGCTCAGAAACTTGTCTTGAATCCAAAAGATTCTGCCATTGTACTTGACATAGTACGAGAACATGAACGATTAAATCTATTGGATTTTGAATATAAGATGTTAAGAAATTTCATAGTAACATCTATAAATTATAGAGAACTATGTGAAGCTCTTAATCATCATATTACTAGTGAAAAATTTGTACACGATAGTAAAAATATTAAAATTAAACATGTGCTACTGCTGAGATACAATAAAGAAGCAGATGTAAGTTCAATAGTAGACTTAAATAAATTTGCAAAAATCATAAAGCAAGCAGACAATGAATTTTTTAATTTGATTAGGAAAAATATAAAAAATTTTATAGCAATAGCGTTAAAGGATTGGGAAAAATATGCGATTGAGACTATATCAGTCTATTTTAAGACTATAGGTATAAAAGACACTATTATATCGGCACATATTATGGAAATGAATAACAGACTGTTAAATACTACACCTTTATCTTATCTACATAGCTATAAAAAGAGAATCATACGAGAAAAGGTTATAGAATTAAGAAGACTAAACCCGTAGGAGAATTTCATGGCAGAAACTCTAAATAGACTAGCAAATATGTATGCCTTAGAGCCAGAAAATATTTCTCTTTTTAATAGTATTGAGAGAGAATTACATAGGTTAGGAATGAAACGGTATTCAGAAGAACATATAATTAAAGCAGATGCATTAGCAAATGGATTGAGTCTACCTGGAGTACCTGTCATATACAATAATGAGGTTTACTATTCTATAGAGAATTTAAAGACCGCAGAGATTAATATAAATTGTTATTTGGAATTAAAAGAGGAAAATAGGGAATTATCAGTTGAATTAGGTAATAAAGAACTTCTTTTAATGGAATTAAAAGAGAAATATAATATATTCACATCCTTTTCTATAAGACCTGATAAAGAATATAATCGTTATTATATAGTTTGCAGAAGTAACATGTCTGGTGCTCATAATTTAAACGTAAAAGAAAAAACGGTGTTTGAAAAAGTATGTGAAAAGTATAAAGATACTGTAAAGGCACACACTGTAGTATCTCTACACATAGGAACCTATCTTATGTCAGGTAGAGTAAGGAAAGATGACCACATTGTAGTTTCTGATAATTTAAAAAACTATATATCAATATCAAAAGTT